CTATGGATTCATTTTTTGACAAGCTCACGACTCTTCTTGCAGAGTCTGAGCTTTCTTACATTGAAATGATCGGTGCGCTTGAAATTATGAAAGCTGAGCTGATTGAAGAAATGGGTGCAGAGGATGACGATGAAGCCTAAGGTCACGGCAGTCGGGCGCCTGCTCAAGTCAAAGCACGGTGAACCACGCAAGCATCAGGTCATCAAAATCGACGCTGATGGCAAGGCAAAAATTACCATCGATAAAACACTAGACAACGGCTAAATCTTTTAGTACCTTGGGCATGTTCTATTGTTTTGAACATGCTCGAAGGCACTGAACTACTCAAAAAATGCCGCCAGCTCGGTGATGTCTTACGTTCTGAGCTTGTCCGTGAATGCGGCTACGTCAGCATCACTGCGGAAGGCAGCGAAACGCTGAACTACACCGCTTTTTATGAAGCGTTGCTGATGGCCAAAGGCGTTGACCTAAAGAAACCCAAAAAGATGGGCCGCAAGCTTACGCACAAAACCAAAGTGCAAGGCAACGGCAACCTTTTGGTAGGCAGTGCTTACATCAAAGAACTTGGCTTTGAGCCTGGCCAGGAGTTTGAAATTAAACTTGGCCGAAATAGCGTGCAACTGACTGCTGCTACCGCAGCGGCTTAAACTGTCGCTATAGACCTGTGAGATTGCGCCGTGTACTCCGGTTACAACTTTTATGACCGTCAGCGTGCGGCAAAAGTCTCACAGGTCAACGATCCAAATGCAGCTTGGGTAAATCAAGAGCCACATTGGATCCTGATTGAAGATTTGCAAGGCGGTAGCTATGAGATGCGTCGTAAGCATCGGCGTTACCTGCCGCAAGAACCGCGTGAGCTAGACGAAGCTTATGACAATCGTCTAGCGCGTTCTACTTGTCCGCCTTACTTTGTGCGGCTTGAACGAATGCTTGCAGGTATGTTGACTCGCAAACCTGTCAGGCTGAATGATGTTTCAGACACCATCCGCGAGCAGTTGTTTGATGTAGACCTACAGGGTAATGATCTTAACGTCTGGTGTTATGAAACAGCTCGTCGCTGCATACGTTATGGCCATGTGGGTGTGTTGGTCGATGCTCCTGCTGCTGGGAGCAACGGCAGACCGTATTGGGTAACTTATACACCGCGTGAAATTTTAGGCTGGCGCACTGAACTTGTTGATGGCGCGCAAAATCTTGTACAGCTTCGTTTGCTTGAGAAGGTTATTCAGCATGATGGAGAATATGGCGAAAAAGAAGTTGAGCAGGTGCGAGTGCTAACACCTGGCGGATTTGAAATTCACCAGCGTGACACTAAAGGCGAACTAAAAAAAATCGAAGAAGGCACAACAAGCCTTGACTATATTCCGTTCACTGTTGCTTACAGTAATCGCGTCAACGTGATGGAATCACGTCCGCCGATGGAAGATATTGCGGAGCTGAATCTTAAGGCTTATCAAGTTCAATCTGACCTTGATAATCAGCTGCATATTTCAGCTGTCCCAATGCTTGCGTTTTATGGTTTCCCATCTGCTGCTGAAGAAGTTAGCGCCGGTCCTGGTGAAGCTATTGCTTTCCCTGCTGATGGCCGTGCTGAATATATTGAGCCAGGCGGAAAGAGCTATGACGCCCAATTTAAGCGACTGGAGCAAATTGCAGGACAGATTAATGAGCTTGGATTGTCGGCTGTCTTAGGTCAAAAGCTAAGCGCTGAAACTGCAGAGGCTAAGCGCATTGATCGCAGCCAAGGTGATTCAACCATGATGGTGATTGCTCAGAATATGCAAGACATGATTGATAATTGTTTGCAGTATCACGCTGATTATCTGCAAGAATCTCAGGCTGGCAGTTGCTTTGTTAATCGTGATTTCCTTGGCGCTCGGCTTGAGCCTCAAGAAATCCAATCGTTGTTGCAGCTTTACACCGCAGGCACCATCACCCAGGAGACATTGTTAAATCAGCTTGCCGAAGGCGAGGTGCTGGGCGATGATTTTGAAGTTGAAGCCGAACTTGAGGCAACTCAAAACGGCGGTTTGATCGAGATGCAGCGACCCGAGCCTGAAGCATCCTCGTCTATGCCTGAGGTTTCAGCGGAACCTGAACAAGAGGATCAAATCCCGGCATGATGAAATGGTTGCGGAGACTGCTCAACATGGATCACGAAATTGAGCGTCAGCGCATGTTGTACGTTAACAAGCGTGAACTGCCGGAAGATACGTTTGCTGTCGTAAGGTTATCTTGGTTCAGCGAATACGGTATTGAATCAATCGATGAGATTAAACTGATTTACGAAGACCAAGATGAAGAAGATATGATTCCCGAATTTTCTATGATTGTCGCCCAAGCGTTAAAAGGTGGTGCCGACGTTTCTATTTTGACAGATATTGAACCGGAGCTTTTAGGCTTCTTTGATGAATGACAACACCGGCAAGCCTGTATCGAAACGCGATTGATCTTAATCGCTATAGCAACAGTGTTGCACGGCGGATCATCAATGCTTATAACGATATTATTTTGGATAGCGTTGCTCAGCTTCGTGCAATTGAGGATCTTGACGATTCATTCAAAGCAGCAAGGCTAAGGTCAATTCTTGCGCAACTAAAAGAGTCGCTGGACACCTGGGCTGGTGATTCGACGGAGATTATGGTGCCTGAGTTGCAAGGTTTAGCTGAACTGCAATCTGAATTTGTAGAAGAGCAGCTTCGTAAGGTTTTGCCTGCTGGAAGTCGCAGCCTTGTCAATACGGTGGAGATTTCGCCGCAGTTTGCGCAAGCTGTTGTTACAACAGATCCTACGCAGATCAATGTTGTTGCATTGTCTGATGACCTTGTTGCTGCTGTGCAAGGCGCACCGCAGACGTTTAGCTTGACGGCAGCACAAGGCGCAACCATTACGCTGCCAAACGGCAAGGTTGTCGAAAAAGCTTTTCGTGGTTTAGCCGAAAGCCAGGCTGAGCGTTTCGGCCAAATTGTGCGGCAAGGATTGCTGACGGGTGAGCCTACGCCTGAAATTGCACGACGCTTAAAGGGCCGACTTGAATTTGGGCAACCGGCTCGGTCGGTTAAACAGTTGCAGCTTGCCGGCGGTGAGCTGACGAAGATGGCAAATCATCAGGTTGTGACCATTGTTCGCACAAGTGTCAATCAGGTAAGCAACGCTGCATCACAGCAGGTTTACGAAGCGAATCAAGACGTGACGAGAAAATATCGTTACGTTGCCACGCTTGACACACGAACGTCTGCAATTTGCAGGGCGCTTGACGGTCGAGAGTTTGAATACGGCAAAGGCCTAATGCCGCCGCAGCATTTCAACTGCAGGTCTACCACTGTTGCTGTTGTTGATTACGAAGGTTTAGGTTTGACGCCGCCAAAACCTGGCAGGCGAGCAAGTATGGACGGCCCTGTGCCTGCAAATGAAAGCTATGGGCAGTGGCTGAGTAAACAGTCAAAAGCAACTCAGGCTGAAGTGCTTGGTGCTGAAAAGGTCGCTTATTTCAATAGGTTGGCCAACAAGTATGGTCCGAAAGACGCTATCGCCAAGATGGTGCGCGATGATGGTTCAGAACTGACGCTTGAGCAGCTTCGCAAGCGTTACGGACGGATAAACTGAAGCAACAGCTGAAAAGCAATGCCTTGTCTTGGTAGTTCTTACATGCCCAAGGGCAAAAAGAAAAAAGGAGGCAAGAAGAAGTGAAGCGTGGTGATCGTGTCAGCTGGACCTATCAAGGCAAACGCACTTACGGTGTAGTTACTAGCGTTGCTGGTGAGCGTGCAATGATCAAAGGCCCGAGTGGTGGCAACATCGTTCGGGTTGGCAGCAAAGGCGATCCTGTAATTCGGATCAAATCTGAATCAACGGGCAATCCTGTGCTCAAACGTCAATCGCAATTGCGTAAAGCGCCAAAGCGATGAGCATTGCGTATCGCGGTGAAACGTTCGACGGTTACAACAAGCCGAAGCGGACGCCCAAGCATCCTGACAAGTCACATGCTGTTTTAGCGAAAGAAGGCGATAAGATTCGCTTGATTCGCTTTGGGCAGCAAGGCGTGTCAGGTTCACCGCGTCGCGAAGGTGAATCAAAGGCTGCAAAGGCTAGGCGTGAAGCATTCAAGGCGCGTCACGCTAAAAATATCGCTAAGGGTAAGTTTTCTGCTGCGTTTTGGGCCGATAGGACCAAGTGGCGCTAAACTAAAATGGTAACCGCTTTGAGAAGTTGGCAGCGCATCATTCATACGTTCAGGTAATCTGCCCTTGCTGCAACCAAGAGCGTACAGCACGCAAGGATTTGGTCGATAAAAAAGAAAAACTTGGCGAGCAGTTACTTTGTAAGCCGTGCGCATTAAAAACAAGGCCAGTTACTTGGAAAAAAGACCCTTCTGAACTACGCAAAAATCAAGGCGCCTACAAGTCTTTCATTCGCGCCAAAAGGCGTGTAAAAGAAAATCACAAAAACGCTTACGGCCACGTTCGTTTTCTGTTTGACACTTACGAACAATTCTTGCAGGAGCTTGGCCCGCGTCCAGAAGGGTTGACTCTAGACCGCATTGATCCAATGGGCGATTACGCTCCTGGGAATGTCCGATGGGCGACAATTCAAGAGCAAGCTGAAAATCGCAACCCTAAGCACACTTGGACGCCAAAACAGTCAAGTGATGATATTATTTGATTGTAATTAACTCTACGAGTTATTCATGTCTGAAGAGCAAAATCAGCAGGCTACGTCTGTTGAAAGCGCCAGCCCTGATGAGATCGCAAAGCTGAAAAACAGCATTGAGTCTCTTGAAAGAAAAAACTTTGAGTTGATCGGCAAGCTTCAAAAGAAAGAGCTGATTGGCGAAGTGCCCGATGACTATCAGGCGCTAAAAGAATTTAAGCGTCAGGCTGAGCAGTCAAAGCTTGAGTCTGAAGGCAAATATACCGAAGCAAGGCAAGCACTTGAGAAACAGTTCCGCGAGGTTACGGCGGAAAAGGATCAGCGCATCGCTGAGCTTGAAGCTCGTGTCAAAGAGCTAGAGCTGATTTCACCTGCAGTTTCTGCCTTGGCAGATATTGTGCATGATCCTGATCTTGTGCTCAAGACGAAGCTGAACAAAGATCAGATTCAACGCGAAGCCGACGGCACTGTTGTAGTTGTTGACGGCTATCAGCGTACGCCTGTCAACGAATGGGCTAAGCAATCATTACCTGCTTGGATGCAGAAGCAACCTAAGCCGCAGGGTAGTGGCGCACCTGCTGGTCGCAGCTCAGGCGAGATTCCTGCAGGCACCAAGAATCCATTTGCCAAAGAATCGTTCAACCTAACTGAACAGTCTCGACTGTTTAGAACTGATCGCGATTTGTACGAAAGGTTGAAAGCTGCAGCCGCACGCTAAACTTTTTGTGAAGGCAAAGCTACGCGGAGCCAGATCGGGTTACGCCCACACCGTAAACGTCATTCTTGAGGATTTTTAGTCATGGCGACTCTTCGCTCTGACATCATCATCCCCGAGGTATTTACGCCTTACGTCATCGAGCAAACCACTCAGCGTGATGCCTTCCTGGCTAGCGGTGTGGTTCAACCGATGGCTGAGCTGAATGCCACCGAGGGCGGTGATTTCATCAACGTTCCTTTCTGGAAAGCAAACCTGTCCGGTGACTTTGAAGTGCTGACTGACAGCTCTTCACTGACTCCTGGCAAAATCACTGCTGACAAGCAGGTTGGCGTGATTCTGCACCGTGGTCGTGCTTTTGAAGCTCGCGATTTGGCTGCTCTGGCTGCAGGTTCTGACCCGATGGCTGCCATTGGCGCCAAGCTTGGTGAGTACATCGCCAACCAGCGTCAGAAAGATCTGATTAGCTGCCTGAAGGGTGTGTTCGGTTCGCTGAACGCTAACACCAGCAGCTCTGCTTTCTTCGATCTTTCGATTGACTCTGAAAGCGGCGACACTCCTACTGCTTTGTCACCTCGTCACGTTGCTGAGGCTCGTGCAATTCTTGGTGATCAAGGCGAAAAGCTGACCGCTGTTGCAATGCACTCCAAAGTGTATTACGACTTGGTTGAGCGTCGCGCCATTGATTATGTGAGCACCGATGATGCTCGC